GGGTTGGGCGGTTTGGGGGTGAATGTTTTGCGGTCATCATAGGCTCGTAGTCTGTCTTTTGGTATTGCTTGACCCCATCCTTACAGTAATGCTCATAGATACCCCGATTTTCTAGGGCTGTCTTGTGACTGTGATGTTCTAAGCACAATGACTGCAAGATGTTGTTATAGAACGCGCCCCTGCCTATGTCTTGCCAGCGGAACACATGGTCAACATGGTTGGCCTCAGCCACCTTACCGTTTACTAAGCACGCTTGGCACAGCGGTTGAATAGATAGTTGGCCTGTTCGCATGATGCGCCAAGCCGTAGTGTTATACATGGCATTGGCGTCTTTGCGGCGTTGGGTGTTGAACAGTGTGTCCCTTCCCCCGTGTTCTAAACAGTAGGTGTTGTATCTTGAGCGCGTTTGTTTGCACCCAAGATATTGGCACTTAGTGTAGGTAGGGATGCTAGGCATTAACGCTCACGGGCAATCTCATCGCGGTCTACATGGAAGCTCTCAGCACAGTGTGGGCATACCACTTCGACATAAGCAGACTGACGGGCTTTGCTAGCATCATCAAACTGAGCTTGCATCTTGGCTTCTACCTTACCGATTTGGTCGGCTGTTGGGTTTTTGAATGTCTCACTACCCCCAGCAGTTTCTTTCAGTAGCTCGTCAAGCGATAGGGTAGGGAAATAAATCTCCATATCGTCAATCGCTTCAATCTCGCGCAACTCAGGCACAAGCTTTTCCATATCCCAAGTAGATAGCTCGCTTGTCTTGTTGTCAGCGATTCGGTAGGCTTTGGCTTCTTGGGCGCTTAAACCTGCCTTAATAATGCACGGGATTTTGGTAGCGCCAAGCTCTTGTAACGCCTTGTAACGTGTATGCCCCGCAATAATCACATTGTCTTCGTCAAGGATTAGGGGCTGATTGAAGCCAAACTGCGTGATTGACTGCTTGACCGCCTCAACTGCGGCGACGTTATTACGCGGGTTACGCCAATACGGCTTGATTTCGGTAATGTTAAGTGACTTGATTTTGGTATCAATCTGCATTTGTTTGGCTTTCGTTGTATTGTTTGCGAAGTTGGATTTGACGCTTTGTTTCCCATGAACGGCGATATTCGACGTTTTCGAACAGCTTTGAGAACCCAGTAACGTGTTTCAGGCGAATAAGCTCGTCAGGCTCTACACCCAGCTCGGCACAAATGGCTTCGTCAGTCCATCCGTTTTCAAGCATCTGAAACACCATGTTAGCCATACCCGAAACGCTGTGTTTGCCTCGCGCACGGTTATGTCGCACAGTTGAAGCCATTCGGTCGTTGATTGATTTCTCAATTACCACGACAGGCAACAAGCCATTGTTACGGTCGGCAATGTCTTGGTTTAAGCGCATGGTCGTGTAACGGTGAAACCCGTCAACAATAACGTATTGGTCTTTTTCATCGTCATAAACCGTAACCACTGGTTGCGTATACCCATCATGGCTGATTGACACATACAGTAGCCGCATCTCGTTTTTGGCAACAGAATTAGGGTTGTAGTCGTTGGCGTGAACCTTTTCAATTGGTATCCATCGCACAAAGTTAACAGGTTGGCTGTGTTGGGGGCTAATTTCATGGATAAAAGCGCGTAATTCCTCAAGAAACAGGATTTTTTCGCGTGTATCCGTGATTTCGTCAAACTTCTGTTTGATTTGCTGTTTTATCGGCATTTTTTTTGGCTTTCCATTTACGTTTAAGGTCAATATTTTCGGGGCGGCGCTCAAAGTTACCCAATTTCACGGCTTCCCAATCGTTTGTAAGAATCGCGTTAATGTGTTCCTTATACATTTTTGCGCCCATTGTTTCGGCGTAAATCTCATCGTGTCGGGCAAACGTCTTGGCAAAACTAGCCTTCCAATCTGGGTTATCAATCAATTTGTCCAGCAAAAAGTCCCGATATTCGCCCCATGTTGCAAACATGAATGGCAATTCTTTGGGGAAATAATCAGCCTTACCCATCTTGCCAGCCATATCAATGCCAGCAATCCGTTGCGTCAAGCGTTGGTAGGTTTGACCCTCAATCTCTTGCATATAAAACAATGTGCCGACGGCGGTTTCGTGATGCACATTGGAAACCCTCATGTTTTGCAATGGCACACCGTAGTTATATTGAGCGTCATAAACCGCGTTGTAATGCCAATCGTTATCGTGAATGGCTTTCCAAACGTCAGAATACGACCAATCGTAAATTGGGTAGAACGTGTAATGTTTGTGGGTTTTGTTCAAGTTTGCGCCCCAAGTGACGTGTTTGTAAGTCAGGTCATGCGTAAGCGCCATTGCGCGGGTCGGGCTTTCCTCAGTGCGCATACCTGCTATGTAACAGGTCTTAATGTTTGGGTAGTCTTTTTTGATAATTGCTGGAAATAACTCAGCAAAACGCTCAGTGCCGTAGTTGTTTTCTTTGATTGAATAGCTCTCTTGGGGGCGCATCCATCGTTCTTCAGCGGCTTTATCCCAGCACATTAGCCAATGGTCTGTTGTACTTGTTGCATTAAACAGCTTAATTGGCATTTGAAACCAAAGCGGCTCGACTTCTGGGTTTTCCATAATCAACCGAATCGTGTCAATTGTGGCTTCCCATTCGGCTTCTTGGTCAACAAACAGGCATTTCAGCGGCAAACGCCCCTTTTCACGCGCTACTTGTAAGGCAAGGTTATAAACCACCGTGCTGTCTTTACCGCCCGAAACGCCCACAATGACGTTCGGAAATTCGTCGAACAACCAGCGGATGCGGTCAAGCGCGGCATCAAAGACGTTTTGTTTACCGTAAATCTTCATAGCAGTGGCTCGGTAAATGTTTTGCTTTGGCGCTTTGAGCTTCGGCGGGGGTCGATTGTGCTTTTGGTAACGCGGTGTTCAACCAAACTGGGAACGTGAAGCCAGTATTTCTCTTTACGAATACGCAAAAAGTCGTTCACCATCATGTCTACGCCTGTTGGGTGTTCTTTTAAACCACTCCAATATTGTTTGAAATCAGCAATTAAGGCTGAATAACCTGCGGGTAGATAGAAGCATTGCCCCATGATGAAATTGTTGTCGTAGCGCGAACCAACAGTAATGTCGTCTTTACGCATTGAAAAGAATTGAATCACCGCATCTGGTTGCCTTGAAATAGCCGCGTTAATCTTGCCCAAGAAACGCTCAGTCAAAATAACGTCTTCTTCCATGTGCAAACAAGCGTCATCCCCAGCCATTTCCATTGCGCGAACAAACGTGTCCATTGCATCGCGTTTTTTATCCATACACCACTCGGCTTCGGGTAGGTGTTTTTTAAGGTAGTTGATAAATTCCTCGCGTTCGGGAACGGCTCGTATGATTACTCGCATTTGATTTCAGCCCTGTTAATAATTGTGGTGTCCCACATTGGATTACCCATAGTCCAGTAGCTCCACCCGTCAAGGTCGAGATAGATATAGGTTTTACGGAAAAAGGGGCGCGGGACACCGTATTTGCGTATCAGTGTCACCGCTTGCACAAATTCTTCGTCAGAACGGCATTTGTCGCGCACCACATAAAAGTGCGGGACTTTTGGCATGGACTTGGCAAATGTCCAATCATGTGCGGCAATGAAGCCGCGCATTTCTTCTAGTGTCATTTCGTTTCGTGTCTTGTTTTGGTGGTTTACTTAAATCGCGTCAGCTTGTATAGCGTATGGTCAATTAAAGCCGCAATTTCGTCAGTGATATTTTGAAGCTCACTGTCTTTTGGAAACTCAGGTCGGTTTCGAAGGGAATAAACCTTTGCCCCTAAAAACTTCATATATTCGACAGGCTCGGCGGGTAAAGCGTAATCCTCTGTCCAGTTGGTCAATACGCCATATTTGCCTTGAAACGCCTCTGCAAAAGAATCAACTAGCTCGTCAACACCTTCGTAATATTCACCCAAAGCCAAGTGCTGGGCAAGGCTGTTGGTTGTTAGGTGAAGAATGTGCGCGTTGGTAACGCTGTGCAACAGCACGGTGACAAACTCCATTACTGGGTCTGGTTGCTGAGTTGCCTCTACGCTTGCTTTGAATTTGACCATGATTGCCTTTCAGTTGTAACGATTGTAACCAAACTTAATCAGGCTTGGGAACATTTTTTGGATACAGCCCCAATTCTTCCAGTTTTTTTATTGTTTTGGCGTGTGCGGCTTCCCACATTACCTTTTTTTCTTCGCGGGTCATGCGTGTGCCTTGGTCAATAGCGTAATGACAGGTACAGCAAAGGCTTGCAATCATGTTGTCGTCGGCTTTAATGCCTCTGCCTTTATGCCCACCCCAGTTAGTATGCGCGGCAACCACAGTGCCGTCATCTGCCCCGCAGTGTTGGCATGGAATTTCACGGGCGGCTTTAAGCAAAGCGGGGCTTCGCACATATTGGTGTTTTGGAAACATCATGTAATCACCGTAACGTCTTTGCCGCGACTACGTAAATAGTTGCGGGTTTTTTGAATCATTCGCTCATATTGCGACCTTGCAATGCTTGTCCTTTGCAGGTCGTGATACTCCATTATTTCGCGTAACGCTGTAATGCCAGTGCCAGATAAACCCATTTTTTTAGTGGCTTCGTATCGTTTGGCGGCTTCATGCAACGCGGTTGTGGCTGTGTCGCAGAATGGCAACACCTCGGGTCCAATCCCATTTTTGCCCATCATTTCGGCAATGTTCATCATGTCAACCAAGATTTGCCACTCTTGAACACCCGCATCCCCGCGTGTCATAAGGTCAAGCGAACGAATTTCGCCTACCCTTAGTTGGTTAAGTGACGAAACATCGGTAACGGATGCGCCAGCAATGGCATGAGCAATAGGGTTGATATTGGTAGACCAAACTTTGCGCTTACAGCGTTTGCGGCTCATGCTTCACCTCTTGCTTCAAGGATATGCACAGCAGTCCATTCACCTAATCCTGCAAACTCTTTAGCCCATTCATCACGCTCTTTAGCTGCTACCAGTTTGGCAAAGGCTTCAAGTTCTGCAATATGAACATCACAGTTTTCATAACTTGGAGAAAACCACATTTCACCGTCTGCAATCATTCCAGCCTGTCTAGCCATCTCAATGATTTCATGTTGTTTCATTTCAAATCTACCCCGTGTAAGTTACCCCAAGCCATTAGCCAATCAATAAATTCAATTGATTCTTCTTTTGAGAATTTGCGGCTTTGAATCCCAAGTTGCACCACTCGCTCACCGTCAAGGCTTGGCATAACCTTTCCAAGCGAACGACCTGTTTCGTGCGCCCATTGGTCAATCAAAAACCGTTTCCACGATTCAGCATCCCACTTTGCCCCCATGTGCTGGGCTTGGGTTGCAATTTGACCAATTAGCGCGTGATACATTTCCTCTTGCGGTCGGCTTTTGCGCTGGGCTTTGACCTCAATTTGTAGTTGTTTGCCAGCGGCTAATACTGGCTTCATGCGTTCCCAAAGCGCCAAAATCACCCCGTGCGCCTGTTTTACGTCGGTCAATTGATATATCGCTTTGCCAGCAGTCATTTCACCACCCCCAAAATCCGTAAAGCCTTTTCCGAACTGTTTACCACTTGAACCGTTCCCAGCCAATGCTTGTGCCAAATTACTTGGTCGTCAGTAAGAAGCTGTTCGCTTGGTCTTTTGTTGCCGTCTTTAACTTCCATTAAATAATTTACACCGCGAAAACCGACCAACAAATCAGGGCAACCCTTACCAGTTGCGGCAAGTGATTGCACAGAAGCACCCACAGCTCGTAGAGCCTTTACTATTTCATCTTGGTTGGCATCAACCTTTGCCGCACGCCTCATCGCATTAACCCCGCAAAAGGATTGTTAGACAGGTTAACCCACGCACGACCTGCGCGAATCTTACAAATCAAGGTTTTATTTACCCCGTAAAGCTGGGCAAGCTCACGGCTTGGCAAATCTGACGCTCGTATATTTTCGGCTTTTGATTCGTCTAGCTTGGCATTGTGGGCGCGTTTGTAAATTTGAATTTTTACTGCGCGGGTCGGGCTTTTGGCGGCATTGTTTGCGGCGCGGGTGTAAAACCTTTTTTTGTTATACCAGCGGGTATGGTCTGGATTGACGCAAATTACGTTATTGCACGACGGAATCAAAAACCCGCCTTCTGGTGTTTTTTCACCCAATAATTCAGTAAACAAACGGCGAACCGAAACCAAATTACCAGCATGGTAAACGTGAGGCACTTTATTGCCAAACGCGCCTTGCCATTCCCAGCACTCACCCACTTCAATTGTCTTTTCTTTCAGGCTTTCCAGCGTGTATATCTTTTTAGGCTTTGCCATTTTGTATTTCTCGCATCAGTTTTCTTAATTTGTCAGCTTCGTCTTTGCCGCGTATTTTTTCAAGCGCAACAACGTGATTGCTCCACCACGCTTTTGTCGCCAATACGCCAATTTCGCGTTGCTTCGTTTTGTAACGCTTTATCCATTCCCGCGCTTCGCATTCCAGCATCCACTCTCTCGAACTCGTATTCACTCAAATCCCCAGTTAAAAAAAGTGCTTGGTTAATCAGTTGCGCGGGTTTGCTAGCCCCTATGCGAACGTCGTTAAGGATTGCATGGGCTTGGAAATAATTCATTTCCGCGCCTCAAGCATTGCGTCTGCTACCTCATAAGCACTTTGCGCGGTCATTTGAATTGTGCAATTAGCGCAGTGTTCTTGGTTTGAGCAATAACCTTGCATTGCTTTGGCGGCAAAGTAATCCCGCAAAGTCATGCCACCGTGTTTAATTGTGGTTGTGCGCAAATCTGTTTCTGGCACATCGGCATTAAGGTCTTTGATTAAAATTGTCATTTCGGCTGGGAACGCTGTGCCGCCACTATGAAAATTACTCATGCTTGCTCCTTCAAAACTTCGCGCCACATCTTTTTTTGCAACAACGACAGGGCATAACCCTTAGTTTCTTTGGCTTTTAAATCGTATGCCCATTGCTTAAAGTCTTTAGGCTGTTTCAAAAGCTGTGCAAACTTGGCGGCAATAGCCTGTTTTTCAGCGCGTGTAAGTGGTGGGGCTGGGGTAGGCTCAACCTCTTGCGATTTGCGCCCTGCGCCCGTGTATAGCTCGTCAGTTATGCGTGTCCAGCGTTTAGGCTCTGCCCAAGCGTGTGCGGAACACAATCTGCCGTTGCCACCATCCACCGACCAAACATTCGGGCAATTGTGTGCCAAGCACATCAAACGCCTATCTTCATCCATGCTATTTTCAACATGGTTCATCTGTCCATACTTCATACAAATCCCCTTTCTTGGGCTAAAGTTAAAATTTTCCGTCGATACGTTTCGAACGGAATCATTTGCGACCATCTGGGTTCACCCAGCTTGAGCGCCAATTCTTCGACACCGCCCCGCGTCATAAGTGACTGCTCTGCGGGTGCGGCTGTTGCCGTGTCAATCTCATCCTGCCAGCGACCTTGATTCAGCCATGTAGCGGGATGCGGGATAAATTGACCGTCGTCTTTTTTCCAAGCGTCAGATTGACACTGCTTGCGAACTGATTGCATAACCAGCGTCATAAGTTCTGCGGTTATCTTGCGTTTTTCAAAAGCGCGACGTGCCGCGTCTTTGCCAATCTTCTTGGGATACGCTTTCCAAAATTCCTCAAACCTAACGTCTGCCCCCTTGGGGGCTTTGGGGGTTAGTTGGTTATTGGTTAATGGTTCTTGGTTATTGGTTGGTTCAACGGTCGTTTGACGGTCGTTCAACGGCTGTTCAACGGGCGTTTGTTTTACGTTAGCTTTACGCTGTGCTGACGCTTTGCCAGCCCGTGATGCTTGCTCTTGCTTGGCGTGATAGTGTGCAATATCTTGTGCAACTCGGCTTTGTGTCCAGCCTATTGATTCGTCAAAATCAAAAAACTCATTTAAAACCTGCTCAACTTCAGCCTCATGCTGTGACATTCCAATCTTCCGTGCTACGGTCGTTACACATCCGTTCAACGGGCGTTCGTGAAGATAGTAAATATCAAGAAGACGGCGGTAAGCTAGGTCTTCATACAGCGACAGGTGGCGCGTGTGACTAGCGTAATCGCCAATGTTAAATTGATAGTAGTGCATATAGCCCGCTTTTTACAACCCCTTAGACAGAAACACTCGGCAGGAGAAGGGGTAACTCTTTTCGGTTTGCTCATGACTTCAAACCTAGCCGCTGTTTCAAACCATTATAAGCTAACTTTTACGAAAATTCCGTCTTCGTTTAAAAAACCTTTGCGGTCTTTAATTTCGTTGTATGCGTGTTCAAGGCAATCAACCAAATTCAAGTCAGCAATGGCACAGCCCATAATGAGTGTTACCAGTATGTCGCCATACGCATCAATCATTGCGTCGCGGTCATTCATACGAATGGCATCGCGCAACTCAGTCACTTCTTCAACAGTTTTTTGGCATTGCGCTTTGACTGTGCTGTTCTGAATGATTTTCCGCGCTTCGCCCCACTGGATAACCTTCATTTCAAGGTCAGCGTAGCTCATGCGAACCACTCAGGCTTTAGCACCTTTAACTGCCACACTCGTGCAGGTGGAATGTTTTCCCCCCACATACTAATTGCGGCTTGGCTGATATTTAGTAGCTTCGCCAAGTTGGTGACGCTACCTGCTTTTTGGATTGCTTCGGTTTTTAACATAGCTTGATTGTAACCCGCCTTACGCTACTTGTCACCGTTAAGCTCGCTTAATACCTTTGTTTCGACTTCTAAAAATGTCTGCGAACTCAGGTTTCTTAAAATATTTAATAACCCTTAATTTGACTTGGTTATTTAAGCTCGCTTATACTTATGTCACGCCCCAAGCAGTTTGGGGTCTTTTTAGAAAGGTCAGTAGCAATGAAGCAAATCCCAAACACTCAAATTTTTGTAGCCGTTGGCACGTTTATCCCAGCAGGTGCGGGTGACGTGTATCACGAAGTTATTGTGATTGACGCAGAACAGCGCACCACCAAAACTTATCAGCACAAATTTAATATTCAGTTAGTCGCAGATGTTTTCGCCGAAAAATTGGTTGACCGTTTGACCAAAAACTCCAGCGAAGAATTGAACCCAGCCGTATGGATTCCAACTTACTGGAAAAAAGAATTTGAAGGAGTTGCAAAATGATTGACGTATCAATTCAAACCACAGGCGCTTGGGGCGACATTCACGTAAACGCAGTGTCAGAAGCAGGTCGCGCTTATTTCACTGAACATTTTGGGTTTGCCGCAGTTGGCGTAACACTTAATGAGCGACGTGCCGCATCCAATATGTTGGAAAGCATGACTGCCGACGGGTTGGCAATTGAATTAGACGGGGAGATTTTGTAATGGCGCACCTTGAAGTAAATGATTGCCAGTATGACGCGTCAGTTCGTTCGTTGTATGTTTCGGCTCGTGTTTTTGGCTGGAAGTACCCAACAGCAATTGACGTATTCAGCAACAAAACAGGCAAAACCGTATCGTTTCATCCAGTAAAGCAAGGGCATCCTTTGTGGGATGAAGACGGATGGGATGGGGAACAGTGTATTTATGTTCCGCTTGTAGATTTGACAAAATGCAAGACTTTAATTGTTCACCGCGCAGATATATGAAAACATTCACCCTCAACAACCGCATTTATGAAATTGAAAAAGTCATCGGTTCAAACGAAATGCCGTATTTATCCCGTGATTTAAAAGAACGCGGTTGGGATGGAAACCTGTATTACGCAAGCTCGTATCCAACAGGTCGTCAGCGCAAGTATTTCACTGGAGTTTTTTATAAGTCCGTAAAAACGGGCGAATTTGTATCAGCAACTTAAACAGAAAGACACGAAAAAATGGCACACGAAATTGAAACCAGCCTTATTACAGGCAAATCCGAAATCGCTTTTGTTGGCAAAAAACCTTGGCACGGTTTAGGTCAAGAGCTTACACCCGACGCACCAATTGACGTTTGGCGCAATGAGGCGGGACTTGCTTGGGAAGCCAAAACTGCACCCGTTGTATATCTCACACCAATGTCGGACTCTTATTCCGAAGCCCGTGAGTTCAAGGGTAAAAATGTGCTGTATCGCTCAGATACAGGTGCATCGCTTGGCGTAGTCAGCGACCGTTACAAACCGCATCAGCCTGACGAAATCCTTGATTTCTTCAACACGTTAGTTCAATCAGCAGGTTTCAGCCTTGAGGTTGCTGGTGCAATTAAAGGCGGTAAGCGCATCTGGGCGTTAGCCAATACGAACCGCGAAGCCTGTGTGTTTGGTGACGACGTTGTAAAAGGTTACTTGTTACTGTCAACCAGCTTTGACGGCACAACTGCAACCGTTGGTCAATTTACCAGCATCCGCGTAGTGTGCAACAACACTCTCAGCATGGCAGATAGCGAAGTTGCCCCCAGCCGCGTATCTATTCGGCACGGCTCTAGCTTTAATCCAAGCATGATGCGCAACCGCTTGGGTCTGGTTGTAGGCGGGTTTGACGGCATGATGGATAAATACCGCTACTTGGCAAACTCAAGCGTGAACAGCGCCTATGTCAGCAACTTTTTAATGAAGCTGTTTCCCCCAGCTTTGCAAATGGAAGACGACACCGTGTTAGTTCACTCACGCGGATACGGCAAGGTAATGGATTTGTTCGAAGGTAAAGGCATGGGCGCAAACCTTGCTGGAACACGCGGAACAAAATGGGGATTGCTTAACGCTGTATCGCAGTGGGTTGACCATGAGCGCGGTCATAACGCAGACACGCGCCTTACAAACGCTTGGTTCGGTGAGGGTAGCCGACTGAAATCTGAAGCTGAAAATATTTTGTTGGTTTAATGCAACTTAACCAAAAAATCAAGGTAACTTAGTTTATAATCTCACTTATGCCCCAAGCCCTTGGGGTCTTTTTAGAAAGGCAAGTATGGAACAGTTTGAATTTTTTCTTGACGACCACTCCACTGACGAACACCCCGAAGTCTTAGTCGAATACGATTTTCTTGAAGGCGATGCAAGCGTTGGCTTGAAAGACGACTTTGAGATTTACGTCACGCACGGCGGTAAAGAAATTTGGAACGAATTAACAACTGCGGAACAGCGTGAAGTTTACGAAGCCGTTGAAGACCACTTTCAAAAATCAATCGAAGAATGGAACAAGCCATGAAACACTCTCAGCACGCTTATTACCCCCCGCTTGAAAAATTGGCTGAAAAGCCGTCGTTAGCAGAACGCGTATTGCGCAAGCTATATGTGGTTGCTGTTTTTGTAGTTGTAATCCTGCTTTGGACAGGTCTTTAAAGGAAAGAAAATGAGTTCGCAAAACACTTTGTTTGATACGGCAATCAGCCGTGCGGTGGCAATCCTAAAAAATATGGGCTGTCAGTATCAAATTGTTACCCCAGAAGGGGTAGTTATTGGCGGCATTGAAAAACGCCGTAGAGCCAAGTCTAAGTATCGGCACGGCGAAGTATTGCATTATTTGTTGCCGTATATCGTTGACTTGGAAGCTGGGGCGGTTGCGCAAATCCCGTTTGGTCCGTATGACAGTAAAAATGTTGCAAGCTCGCTGTCTGGTTATTGCACCCGCGTTTGGGGCAAAGAGTCATACACCTATGAAACCAATGCCGCTGGCAATGGCGTAAACATTTTGAGAATCCTATGACAAAAGCCGAAAAAATATTAGCTGACGCAAAAAAAACTGCGGCAATGTATGGCGAACCGTTTGAAGCTTGCGCATTGTCTGTTCGCGTCGGCTTCCTTGAGGCAAGCGTAGTTGAGCTGTGCGTAATGCTTGAGCAGTCATTGCAAGAGTATCAAAACGCCGTAGAAGAAATCCAAACCATTAACTCCAAACTGAAAGGTCTGTTATGACAGAAAAAGATGCCGCCGAAGCCCAAAAGCGTTTTGCAGTAGTTACCAAAGCGTTTTTAAAAGCGCAAAAAGAATTTGGTCCTGCTTTAAAAACCAGCACCAACCCCGCTTTCCGTAGCAAATATGCTGACTTGTCGGCTTGTATTGAAGCAGTAATTGACGCTTTGCACAATAACGGCTTTGCTTTAACCCAGCGCACAGAAATATCTGACACTGCCGACCATGTTCACGTTGAAACCACGCTGTTGCATGAATCAGGCGAAGTGCTGAACCTTGGGGCGCTTGAATTACCCGTCACCAAAAAAGATGCGCACGGCTTTGGCTCGGCTTTGACCTACGCACGTCGTTACTCGCTTTTAGCGTCAATGGGCATTGCACCAGAAGACGACGACGGCAACGCGTCAATTAACAGCAAAGCGGCTACTCCAGCACCAAAGCATAGTCCAACTCAAGGCGCGTTTGAAGCATTGCCAAAAGAGCGTCAAGAAGTTGTGCTTGCCGTAGCAAATGCGGTGGTTGACCGTTTTAACGCTGACGACGAAATCGGTGCGTATGACGAATATACGGGCATTGAAGATGCCGACGAAAAGATTGCTTTATGGTCAAAACTAGATAGCAAAGTGCGAAGCGCAATCAAGCGTCAAGCGGAACAACTGAAAGGTCAAAAATGAGTAAGACAGTAAAAGAAATTAGCGTTGTAGTTGGTCAATACACCAATGCGCAAGGCGAAGAAAAAAAGCGATACCAGCGAATTGGTTCAATCATCCAAACGCGTAATGGCGATATGCTCAAAATTGACTGCATCCCATTGCGCGAAGGTGGCTGGGATGGTTGGGCGTATATGAACGACCCGCGACCAAAAGACTACGCGGCAAAACCTCAAGCCGCGCAACACGACGACGACGACATTCCATTTTGAAAGGTAACTTATGACAGTAGAAAAAATCACCCCTGAAGTTCCAGCAAATCAGCAAGACGACTTCAAAATCTTTTTTGCGGTAGCTACAAACGGCATCCTTGGGTCAATCCCGTTCGGGGTGACTGTTGACCCTAACGCTGTTGCGCAAGCGGCTAAAAACACCGCTGTTGCAATGCTCAAGGCACAAGCCGAAGCGTTTGGCGAATAATCAAGGGGGCTTTTGCCCCTTTGGTAAAACTTATGTCAGAAACAGATTTGCTGTTTTTTCTTCTTGTAATCATTGCTGTGGATTGGTGGCTGGAATGATTTTGTTTATTGAATACTTTTTAAAAATCGTAATTGGTTTGATTGGCTTTGGCTTGTTGGCAAAGTTGATTTCGTATCCAATTTTGTTTGGCTGGGGATTGCTATGAGTAAAGAAGCAATGAGGCGGGCGCTTGAGGCGTTGGAAGACATCAAAGACGATTGCTCTGGTTGCGAGTTTGAATGGTCAAACGACTATCCTTTGCAAGCAAAAGCAAAACTAGCCCTAGAAGAAGCACTAGCCAAGCAAGAGCAGGGTGAGCCTGTGGCGTGGCAAGAACGACAAGCAAGACGGATGCAAGATGGTGTAGTAACCGAATGGACAAATTGGTATCCATGCCGCTATCGAACCATTGATGAGGCGCAGGCAGAGGCTTGTGACCATATTCCTTACGAATGGCGACCTCTCTACACCACACCACAACAACGCACATGGGTTGAACTCACTTCGCAAGAATACGACGACATTTACAACAGCAACAAAGACAATATTTACAGGGCAATGATGGTTGTTGCAACGTATTTAAAAAGGAAAAACACATGAGCAACGGCGGTAAAGGGTCAGCACCACGCCCATTCAGCGTAAGTGACAAAGTGTTTGCAGATAACTTTGACAGAATATTCGGAACTACAAAAAATGAAATACAAGACAATCCTAGCTCCGAACGCGCCTTGGCTGAGTCCAGAGCAAATCAATCCGACACCAAAAGCTCAGAAATCGGGTTGGCGCAAAAAGCAAATCAAAATCAACATGGAAAATAATTTAGATTATTTTGCAGAAGCCCGTGAACAAATTGAACAAATCAAAAATGCCAAAAAACCTAGAACGCGTGATAGCGTTACGGGGCGATTCAAGGCTGTTTGAAAGTTGGGGCGGTCGCATTGAAAACCTTGTGCGCGTTAAAACTCAGTATGTTTTACGCTGTAAGGTTTGCGACGAATATTTTGATACGCTAGAACAGGCGAAAGGTCACAAAGTTGGAAAACATTATTAACCTAATCGCCTTTCTAGGCATGGGCGCGGCGCTTTTTGTCGCAGTTTTTATCTACGTTTTACGCCGTTTAATTGATTAAGCAAATGGGCGACCGTTTGGCGTTTCCGAATCAATAATCAATTTATTCATTCGACCTTTAGCGCCTTCCATTGGAATAGCAATGTGTGTCCAGCGGTCAAACTCACGAATCACCTGCTCAAACTCAAACCCACTTGCAATGATTGCGCGGGTTACTTCGTCTGGGGTCATGCCGTCAACCTTAATGTCTGCCGCACAACCGCGTCGGTGGTCGCTTGTGTCTTTGCTTTTTACAGCCAAATTAACGTCGTGCGAACGAAAGCCGCTACTGACAAACACCGCTTTGCCGCCGAACACCTCAAACTTGAGCTTTCCCAAAAATTGAGATAGGCGCGGCAGGTTTGCCACTGCATTAACTAACACTTCTTTGCCGCCAATGATGCACTTTTCAGTTTCGGTAGGCGTGTTATCAAATTCGCGGTGCGACGTTTCGGTAAGCTCTTTGTAGCTAAAGTTTGGATGAAATTCCATGTTATTCCCCTTTTTTGCCCATTACTTTTTCAACAGTGCGACCGCCAAAGTAAGCAGTCATCACCAGCATACCCCATTGCCCTAACAAGGTTACATAGGATTCCGAAATCTTAAATCCAGCACCGTCAAGCAATGCCATGACAATAAATGCGGAAAGAATGTAAACCAGCGTCATGGGGCGAATGTTTTTGGATAGCCAAGAATCCGAACCCATGTCAGATTTCCAGCGTTCGGTTACGTTGGCTTGCTCGACCTCAAACGCTTTGGTATCAATTTCTTTCAGTTTTAGCGCCAATTCTGGGTTAGCCTCAAGCGCGGTAGTGACTTCGCTAATTGAAGGCGATACACCCAGTTTGTCGGCAATAGCTTTAATTGCCATGCCGCCCAATGGTCCACCCACTGCCGTAGCCAATGCTGGGGCAGAGCTTTTCAGAATGTCTAGTAGTTTGTCCATTTTTTAAACTCCAAATTGTGCGATTGCAAACATGATTACACCAACTGAGCCAATGCTTACGGAAGCCCAAAACAGCGGCATAAACACGGCAAGGATTGCGGCAGTCGATAACACAATACCCAACTGCAAAGCAATGCCAGCGTAGGTATAAAAAGGTCCGCGTCGTTGGGCTTTTTCACGGTCTGCCTCAAGCGCCTTTGCTTTGGCACTGATTTCATCCATGTCAGCTTTCATGCGGGACACGTCGTTTGGTCGGTTGGCGGTTTCGTAAATAACGGAACGCACGTTTTTAGCCTGATACCAAGCCCATTGATTGTTTGCGGCAATGGTTGCCGATAGCACCTTGCTTGAGTTTGAGCCACCAAAATAACCGTTCACTGCCAGCAAAGCGGCAAGCGCGGTAATAACAATAGCGGCTCGGCGTTTAATCAGAATTTCCAGTTCGCTTCGCGTCATTCAGCATCCTTTCAAGTTGTTCAATACGGGCTTTGGTTTGGGCTTCGTCTTTATCGCGGCGCACCTCTGCCCTTTTAATGTCAATATAGATTTTCGCCATTACGGGGGCGGCAATCAATACAATGATTAGCACAAGGCAAACCAGTATCACCACTCCGCGATAAATAAACTTATCCATATTGCCCAAAGCTCCACGATAAAGATTGTCGTAATGAACAGGGCAACCCCTAAATCAATCTTGTCGTTTATTTGCTGTTGCCGCCGTGCGGCGGCTTGGGCTTTCAAAAGGCGTTCGCGTTCTTTGGCTTTGTTTTGAGCTTGCACCACTACGGGATACTTCTCTTTAAAGTCAGCGTAAACCGCACCTAACACCTTTGGCGCATTAGATAGCATCGAATGAAGCTCTAGCCCCATCTGGTTGATTTTACGTTCGTCTTTGATTAACTGTGCGGCGGCTATTCGGTTGTTTTGTTTTGGGTTGTAAGAATTTAACAGTTGTTCACGGGTTTCGGCAATGTGTTCAAGGATTGCCGACTGTGCGTTCATGAACGAAATCAAATGGTCGAAAAACTGTTCCGAAATATCATCCTCGTCTGGGATGTAGTCTACGTATTCATCTTTGGGTTTTTGCGACTTTGGTTTTACCGCTTCAACAATTGGCGCTTCAACAGGCTTCGGGTTTGCAAACAACCCTTTAAGCCACGAACCAAAGCCACCAATTTCTTTTGCAATCTCTTGAGCATCCGCAACGCCTTTTTTAATACGCTGGATTTCTACCTTGCCTTCAGCAAGTACGTCGCAACAAGTGCGTATGCCGCTTAACGCAAGTTTTGCCGCGTTAAAAGCAAGCCCAAGTGTTATGGGGTCAAGCACATCACTTTATATGCGGTACGGCTGAAGCCCAAATAACGCCAGCCATTCCAACCAGCATCACTCCGCAAGCCTTAATCAAAATGCCTTCAAGCCGCTTTAATCGGGCGTTGATTTGTTCGTAGCGAAACGCGCAAATTTCTTCATGCGTATCTAGTCGCGCTTCAGTTTGAGTAATTGTTGCCATGATATTTTTTAAGCTGGGATTTGAACAACAGCACAAGAAAGTTCGCTTGTGTCAGCAAGACCGTAATTTGTTACGGCGGTTCCAACCACCACCGCTTGAGTTGAACTAAGCGCGGCTACGCCAAAACCCATTGGAGCATTTGTTGTGCAAACATAGTTGCCAACAACAAAACCGTAACCAGAAATGTATCGCAATCGATACAAGCCTTGAGTGTTAAGTTCACCGATTAACATATTGTTTACATCCATTGATGCTGGATAGCCAAAATATGTAAGTGGTACGGGTGTAAATGTATAGCCACGACCAAGGCTAGGCGGTGTATTTGGCAAACTTAATTGCGTTATCGCTCCTTGCGTAACAGCAGTTCCAGAAACGGTTGCAACAAGAGAATATGCCACTTGATTGTTACCGCCATTGGTGTATTGAGTAGCGCGAAAAATTATTGCGCCTTCTGTTGTTGAATAAGCAAATGCTTGAGAATTTAATGCGCCATAAAGAATCCCACCAAAAGAATCCGTCAGTGCCACTTGAGTTCCGTATGTCACAGTGTAAAGGCTGATTGTTGCAACTCTGGCGTACATTCGATAATCAGTGCCGCTTAATGGATTGACAGTGTTGCTGTTATAAAACAACAAAACTTTATCTGTGTCAATCAAAGTTAATGAAGCAACTTTTTGCTCAGGAAGCGCAGTTCCCAAAAAAGCAGTTGAGCCAAGAAATGATGCAGCCGAGCCGGGAGCTGTTGGCGCTGACGCTCCGTTGTAAACAATCACTTCCGCATAAGCTCCAGCAGTAGCACTTGTTTTCGAATAAAGCATCAAGGCTCTAGTTGAATCAAGTTTAATTACGTCAATAACACGAAAGTAACTAGAGTAAGAAAGAACTGGAGAAATAGTAAAAGATGTTCCAGAAACAACAATTCCTATACCAACAAATGACGGAGTTGAGTTAGAAGGAAAGACTAAAACTCCAGTTGAAGACATTGCAACGCATTTAACGCTTACAACAGTTGAAACATAAATAGCGGCAGGTGTCCCATAAGAAACAACTCCACCAGAAATTGTGGCAACCATGCCATACGCATCTAAGTTTGTCGGATTAACGTAGGCAATAAAAACAGATGTGCTACTCAAAGCGCAAATTGAAACTGTGTTTTGATTTACTGTAAGATTTGTTCGAGTTGCCGCATTGCCAAAGTTTTGACCAGAAAAACTAGAAAGATATTGAGCCAACCCATTTGGCCCAGTAGAGCTACAAATCCATCCAGCCGTTGCGCTAGATATAGTCGCAAGCGACATGGTTACAGTTGTGCCAGATGGCACAGGGCAAATTACATATCCATCACTACCAGATACGTTGAACGCATAAGCGCCGTTGTTTGAAATAATGAAAGTCGGGCCACCTAGAGTTGTCATTGTTGTTGCGTCAGGCAACTTCACTAACTTGTTTGCGCCCGTCATCACAATTTGCTGAACCCTATTGGATGAGTTTGTAAGGGTTACATCAGTTGCCGATGTTGTTACGGTTGCTCCACCAGAGCCGCCTGTGTTAGTAATAGTAATAGCGCCTACACTTGCGCTTACACTAATGCCAGTTCCAGCGGTCAAACTTGTAACAGCAACAGAGGCAAGACTTGTCGCGCCAGTGCCGCCGTTAGTTTGAGGCAATGTGCCATATACGCCGGTTGCCAAATTTAATTGGCCCGAAGTGTTTAAATAGTTGGCTACTTGGGAAAGGTTAAATGCTGTCGTCATGCGGCACCCGTGCGGTTAAATGTTTGCTGTTGAAGAATTTGTGTGCTGTTTGTCGGCGTTTGTGTAAGAGTATAACTACCGCTTGCTGTTGTGTAATCAGTCCCTTGTGTCAGCAATGCGCCGTTATAAAAAAGGTCAAAAGCCTCTGCGGTGTATGAAAACGCATAAGTTGCCGTCCCGTTAACTGAGTTTGTTACCGTGTTTGCAACACCGCTTGCTGGGACACCAAGGTTGTTTGGTGCAAATTGAATAATGGTAAAAAATCCACTTGCGGCGGCTGGGAAATTGTTAATTTGACCGCCCACAATGTCGTAATCTTGCTCGTTAAATGACGAACCATTTAAGAAAAGCATTTCAAACCCGCTATTTACCGCCCATGTTGTTGGCGTGTAAGAACCTGCGGAAGACAATGTAGTTGTATATCGGCTAAATGCTGGATACGAAGACCCGTTTACGCGGTAACGATAAGCCAAATCTCCAGCCGTAACACCGGTAACTGTTGTCGTCATTGTGATTTCACGAGTTGCAGAGTTTACTGATAGCACCGTGTATTGAGTTGGGCTTCCAGTGTTGGCAAACGTAATCGTATCACCAGCGTTGATAATTTGATATGGAAGCGTGCTTGCATCATAAGTAACAACAGAGCCAGCTACGGAAGATACGGCAATATTTAAATATTCGTAATAGTTACCAGAACTTGCGGAACGGAATGAAAGTATTACAACTTGTTCGCCCACTACGCAAGCGTTGTTCATTGTTACTTCTATGCCCGTTTCACTGTAATCTGCGGTATCAATAAGGCTTCCATTACGGAACACCAAGTCTTGACCAACAATGTAACCAACTTGCCGCGCAACAGGCGTAAACACTGTTTGACCTGCTGTTGCTGTAAAGTTGTCAATTGTGAAATAAAAGCCGTCGGGCGACGTAAATCCTAACACTCGACCATAAATGTCAATTGTCAGCGTAGATGCCGAACCGGTTAAGGTTGTCACCCCAGCTCCAAAGTCTAAGAATTGTTGCAATGAAGCAACCACTAAACCGTCTGAATTGTTTGTAACAGCAATTTGTCCTGAGCTTACAGACGTTGTGCCAGTGCGAATCAGTTGGCCCGTTCTTGCGTCAAGGTCAATTGTGTTTGTTCCGTCAATCACCGCTTGCCAAATAGACGGGTCGTATGTTCCGGTTTGAGTTGGGACAAAAATACCAGTGCCAGATGCGTAGTCAGCCGTGCCAGTGGCAAAGCTAAATTTGCGACCGGTTCGGTTGGTGTAAAGCAGATAGTAAACCGTGCCAAATGTTGGCTGGGCTAAATACCAAGTGTAATCAGATGCGGTTACGCTTGGTGTACCACTGTCGTTGTTGAGCAATCCGTAATAAGATTTGCCACGCGGGTCAAACGTAAAACCAGTTCCAGCAATGTCATCCGCATAAGCCACGCAAAGATAGCGCTCGGTGTATTGGAATGTTGTAGGTCGCCATTGGAATAGCGTGCTTGCCGGACTGTAAATAGACGACGCCAAGCTGTTTACCATTCGGGTAAAGAAATACCAGTTACCCGACGGGATATTTGCCAAGGTAACGGTTGGCAATACCGCGTTGGTGTTATATGGATTTCCGCTTGATTGAATGGCGGTTGTGCCAGCAAAAATCAATTGGTCGGGTGTTGGCGACGCAAAAGCCGAATACCAAACTTCTGCATATTGTGTAATGCCAGAGCTTGAACTTGTCACTACCACGCCAAAAGAAGGGTTGGTAATGTTAGGCTGAGAACCGGTTACCGTAGGCGCTGGGACTGTCCCAAAAAATGTAGGGTCACCAATGCCAGTGTTAGGCGCGGGGGTAAACTCAGTTACATCCGCGTCGCTGTAAACTGTTGCATTGTATTCAGACAGACTTAGTGTTGCTGTAATGTTACCGTCAGAGCCAAAAACTTCGGTTACTTTAATTACGCGAAACGGCTTGGCTGTCCAGCCGTAGTTAGAGTTTGTAACCGTAACAATATCCCCAGCCTCAAGCTGAATACCCGAATAGTTAATTTGGCACTGAATTTGTAAATCTTCACGGGCGGCTTTTAAAAACCGATTAGCAAGGATCTGCACCCGAACGTCATTGTTTACTAAATTTAAATTGATTGACTGTTTGTTGACGGGTTCATTATTGAACATTAAATCAGGGTCAAGCACAGCAAGGTCAAAAGTAGCAGTGCTGAAAGAGTCTTTTGCTGAGCCGTCGGGATATTTACATTCGACTATGTTGTAAGTATTTGAAATATCAATTGGGCTAACGGAAATGCTTGACACCATGTTGCTGTCATTCAAATCCATCACAATACTGGCAGACGGGCTTTGCACAACTACGCCCCATGTGCTTTCAATCTCGTTGTATCGAATCAAACAATCGCAACTTGTAGACATTGTTTGCAAGTTTTGCATAATTGTTTGGGTCGTATCAATTACGCCGTCAAACTTAAACCTTGCTTGCGTTGAAGAAATGCCAGAAGAATTTGTGTAAGTAATAATCTCATTGCCATAAACATTAAGCGCATCAATGCTTGCCAAATTAACTTTGTCAGAAGCAATTGCCGCACCGTAACGGCTTGAAGTCATATAGTCAAAAATGCAATCACCAATATTGGTGCGTGAATTGATTACTTGAAAACGCGTTTGAGCTAATCCCGTAAGGTTGGCTGTTTGACTATAAGTTAATTTAACAATAGCAAACGCGCAGTTTGACATTAGTTTATTGTCATCCCATTGATACGATAAACCAGTGCCTTGCATTACATCAATTGCGGAATCCGAAGTATTCCAGCCGTTGTAAGAGCCATTTTTGTAAAGATAAATTGACAATTTACCATTTACACTTGTGTCATAAATGCCAGTGGATTCATCAAGTAACGAAACAACAGATGAACCAGTCATTACGCATTTTTTCCCGCCCCAATAAATATTTCCAAAAGATATTTCATCAGGCGAACCGCCGTCTTGTGTGTTTGTCACTTCTGACAAGGCAATCACATAGTAAAGATTTTGGTTGTCGTTAGTAATGCTCAGGTCGGTAATGATGCCGCCAACATAAGCAGAGCCGTAAACCACTGGAAGTTTGTTGCTACCAGCAGGGGGTAACTGCGTTCGTGAACCCGGATTTTGTTGAGCCGCACCATAACCGCCATTTGCACCCATTGAACCGCCAAGCTGTTGGCTAACCAATGCTTGCGTAACAACAACAGACGCAACAATAACCGTACCGTAAGCTAATACAGTAGCCGTTGTACCGCTAGCAATACCAGCCTCAACAATCCATGCCGCTACTGCTTCAGTCATAATTTACGCCCCAAGTAGTATTCACTCGTTTCATTTGGTGTCTCTCAAAATTGGCATTACCGTAGGTGCTGAAATAAAAATCTGACACCTTGTTTTCGTCTACCCATTGTCGCGCAATTTTAAAATATTCACGCAACAATTCGACCTTCACGCGGTCTGATTTTCCATGCCACATGGTTTCTTGAAGCGTGTAAACATCTGGTATCCAAAAGCACGGGACTTTTACAGCAACCAAAACACCGGTCAATTCTTTGTCTACCAAAACAAACCCGCGACCCGCGTAAAGATGCGCCAAAACTTTGTCAATATGCTCCATCGACCATTTGCTCATGTCAGAAGAAAGCGGATGCTGATACGACTTGTGAAAGTCAACCAGCAACGCTTTAATCTTTTCGTTGTCAAAAGCGTTAGCAAATCGAATCATTAGCTGTTGGCCTTTGCGCCTTTGCCGAATGGGTAATTGATTGATTCCAAAAACGGCACACGGTTCATTGAAGTGTCGCCGTTGTTGAAAAACTGCCAAGAGTTATTGTTGGTAAATCTACCGGCTGTTCGGTTTTGCAAAATAAGCTGAGTTGAAGACGCGCTTACGGTAATGACACCTAAAAACGCTTTGTTTTCTTCATCCCATTGCTCACTGATTTGAAAAGTTGAAATGTTGCCAGTAAAAAACTTATACAAACCACCAGTTCCACCGGTCGTAATTAACTCGTTGTCAGTGTTAAAAAATCCATGCCATATTTCAAGCAATGAACCTTTTACGTTTTGGCCCAAAACCCAGCCAAGTAAAGCGGTATCAATACCAATCAGCGTTACAGAAGTCTCGTTTGCCGTGCTTTTAATGTCACGCGTTGCGTCGCCAATGTTTACCAGTTGCCCCAAACCGTCAAACGGGTTTTCATCAACAGCGGAAACCGTTATTGAGTAAGGCGCGGTAGAAAAAAGATAAATTCCGGTGTCAGTTGACACTCGCACAAACTCCGCATGGCGAATGTTGTTTGTTCCATCAACAGGCGTAATGATGTTCATAACACGGATTCCATTGCTTTAAATGCACCATTCCAGCTAATGAACGAATCATTAGTCATGGGAACAAGCGTATAAGTTGGGTAATCACGCAGGATGACGGGGAAAGTCACGCCTGTATAGGTTGACCCACCCAAGCTAATTGTCGTGCCGTATTCACCGATTACGGCGTTTTCCGCTGATAAAACAGGCGTAATCAAGGAACGGTGAACTGGAATGTTTACTTCGGTTGTGCCAGAGCCGCCACGTTGAACGTCAGCCGTTGCAATATATGCGTAACGACCCACTTGGCAAAAGTCACCTGCTTTGACAATGTAATCAGTTGAAGGCATTGTCGGCAAATTGCCAAGCACTAAAGTTTTGTTGGCTGACGACGTTTGCCATTGGCAAGCCGCTAAATCAACAGAACTCATGTCGCCTTGATATTGGATGTAGTTAATCCATCCCGTCGAACCAAAATTTAAATACTGTTCTAAAGCTCGGTCGGGAACACGCAAACTGTTTAACAATCCACGATTTTGACTGTAAAGCAAATAGTTCATTGGCTTCATTTCAAACACAAACGGCACAACGGTAAGCACCTCGGATGTGCTGATGCGTTGGTTTCGGCTAATTGATTGCCCAATGAATCGTTGGTCGTTAATGCCGACCGATTCGCTGATTGCAAGAATGTCTGTAAGGCCCATAATTACCTCGAAACTGGAACTGAACGGGTTGCGCTCTGGTTAGCTGACCATACAGCCATTTTGTTTTTTGCCAAAAATTGATTTGCTGATTGCGTATCAATAGCACTCATGCTTGCAATATACGGGCCGTTGTAGTTAATTGTTGGGCCACCACCACCCATTGCTCCAGCAAATGAACCATTAGGAATAATAGTGCCATTACCGTTTGGAACAAACAATTCAGGGCCGCGCTCACCAACATAAAACGGCTGCCCCGCTTGCGCATCAGCGCCATTTGCCGCCAATGTCGGTGTTGCAATAATTGACGAATCAACTGGAGCGCCAACTGTTGCCCCACCACTACCACCAGCAAAAGCCATTCGGAATAAACCAATAATCGCCATTCGCATTTGAATAGCAATCAAGTCTTGAATAATGCTACGGGTTAAGTCTTTAAAATTAAGCTTTCCGGTACGCACAAAGTTAGACAGCGCAGCATCCATATTACCAACCACTGACTGAAACGCACGTGCGCCGTTTTCCATTTCAGTTGGAGCGTCTCGAAAAAACCTAGCCATTTCATTGCTAAAACCCGTGCCAAAACTTTTTGCTCGGTCGGCTTTTGCGATTTCAGCGCGTGCGCGTGCTTGTCTTTCAGCAGCGTCGGCAATATCTTTTTCGGCTTGAACCAGCTCTGCTTTTTGTTTAGGGCTAATCTTTTCAGCGCGGTTGATTTCGTCAACCATTACCTTTTGCTTGGCTTTGATTTCAAAAATCTCTTTTGCCAGCGTAACGTCTTCTTTGAGCATATATTGACCAGCACGGTCAATCTCAAACATTTGTTGCTTTGTTTCGTAAGCTAACTGTTCGGCGGCTTGTTTTTCTTTTAGCTTGTTGATTACTTTTTGAATTGCATCGGCTTCTTTGTCTACCGCTACTTTAACTGTGCGTTTAGGTCCAGTATCTTTTGGCGGGTTTTTACCATCAGGTTTTTCGTCACCAGTGGGAGCAGTATTTCCATCGGCAATTTGTTGTTTGATTTTTTGATAATCTTCTACTGTTCTTTTCAACAATGCAACATCGCGCATAATAAATGCGGCGGTTAAATTGTTAACAAATGCGACTGTGTTGCCTAAATTTTGAAAAGCTGTTTTTACTGTATCAATATAATTTGGCAAGCTATCAAGATACTCAAGCATTTTTAATGCAGGCGTACCAACAAACGCGGTAAACGCCACCATTGCATCGTGCATCCTTTTTGCCAGCAAGTCCCAAGCGTCACCAGCATCAATAATTGACTGCGTTTGCTCTGCGGTTAAACCAGTTCCATGCTCCAATTGCTGATTAAACCCAACAAGGTCAACGCCTTTAATTGCCCTACCAAAAACCTCTACGGCTTTAGCGTTTCGTGTAATTGGGTCGTCAATCTTGGCAAGACTTTCGGCAACTTTGTTAAATAAATCGTCAATTGATAAATTGCCAATGTCTTTAAGCGAAACACCCATTTGCTTAAACGACTGCTGAGCTTCAAAATTACCAGTAGCCGCTTTATCAACAAACGAATTAAAAGAATTTAACAGGCGACCTGCGTTTGCCGCCTCACCGCCCGATTGTTGTAAAGCGTGCTGTAATTTTAAAATTGAATCAACAGCAATGTCGTTGGCTTTAGCTGTGTCAGCAATTTCATCGGCGAATTTAAGAGCCGCCACCGTTGTTGTAGCAAAAACAGTAGCGGCGACCTTGCCATATGTTGCGGCTTGGGCGGCAAACTTGGCTAGGTCTTTTTCAGCGGCGGCAATGCCTTTTGAAAATTCGGCACTATCTAACCCAAGAACCACGCCCAATCGGGCAAGCATATTAGCCATGTTTTACCTCAAACTTATCTTTGGAAAAGCCCGGTGCTTGTGACATAAACACCAACAAACTTTCACTTACCGCATCTTTGGAAACAGGTTGCGGGGGATAGACGTAATCATACGCCCTGCCCATAATGTTGGCTAGTTTGTAAGCTGGAGAATTTGACGGGCGCATATAGTTAAATACGCCATTTGTCAGGGCTGAAAGCACCTCAAGGATGCCACGATTTCCCAGCAACCCGTCAGCATACATTGTCTGCAAATTAGCCATTGTTACGTCATCCAATTCGGCAATGGTTTCATGCGTATGCCCGTTGAAGATTAAGGCCGTTTCGACCTGCTTCCGCAACGAGCCAATTAGTTTCCCCGTGATTCCTTGTAGTTAGGGCTAACGGCTTCAGCAATCTTTTCAATCAGCGCCATTTGCACAGCAATTGGGAACTCAGCTTCCACGTCTGCGTAAGTCAAATTCTCAAGGCTGTCTTTGGGATTTTCAGGCACAAGCAACTTGATAAACTCAGTAATTCGCACTTGTGTTTGAATTTTGGTTTTGGCTGTTTCGCGTAGTGAACGACCGTCAATTAGCACGTCGGTTTCGGTAAATTCAAACTCAGAATCAAGGTCTTTTTGATTGCGGAACTGCATCAAAGGCGCAACAATTTTTTGGTAAGCGTCTTCTACCTCAGCCTCATCGGGCGCGGCAATCTTTGCGTAAATTTGGTCGGATTCTGCAACGCTTGGGATGCGAACCTTGAAAGTGTGTCCACCCAGCTCAAAAGCGCGAATGAACAATCCACTGCGTTTGCTTTCGTATTTTGACCCCAGCACAGATGCGAGTTTTGTCATGTCGTGTTTTCCTTATTTTCGTTTAGTTGGCGGCGCGGCTTTGAATTTCTCAATGCGCCTCTTAATAATGTCGCCCAATGACTGAGCAACAGTTTGAGAGTTAGATTCTAACGAAGGGCGCAAAAATGGTTGCGCCCCGTTGTGTCTAGTCCCAAATTCTTGAGCAATAGCCCTAGCGTCGCTATCTACGCCCATAAAATTCTGAGCTTGATACGCACCCACATGGGCGTCGTCATCCAGCTTTGCCAGCCGTTTACGCGCTTGAACCAAACCAGCGCCTTCGCTCATTTTTGCCAGCTTTTTGCCAGACGCGGTAGTAACTGCGGCAATCACTGTGTCGCTGTTCATAACGTATTTTGAACGCTTGTCTTTACGGGTTGGGCGACGGGCTTCGACTTGTAACGACAATTTCAAGCCACCAGTATCAACGGGCGCGGCGGCTTGAGCTTGGCGCAAAACAATTTGCATTGCTTCTCTTACGGCTGGGACTAAGATTTTGCTGTTTACTTTTTTGTCGCCAACTTCATCTGCCAATTCTTCCAGAACGGCATTAAGCTCTTTTAGCCCCGTTACTGAGAAAGACATTTCCATAGATTTACCCGTTTGGTCGAATCATCCGGTTAAACAGCGAATTGTTTAAGCGGTTTACGTAATCCACAATTTCGTCGGGAGACATTTTGTCGGCATGGTTGGCGGCAATATGATGCGCCAAAGCTACACCCGTTAGGCGTTGCTGAAACCAGCCAAACCATTGTTTGTTACCGCCTTCGGCTTGAGAAACCAGAAAGGTCAGCAGGTCGTCGTTTGATTTTATTTCCATTGTCGTATCGTAAGAAACCCCCACCGGTTAGGGCGGGGGCTTTCGGTTTAGGTGTTTGACCAACCGTATTGGTTGCCGCGTGGATGCACGGTAAACGTACACTTGGCTTCCGCACCGGGTGCTGGGTCGATTGTGAACTGAGAAACGCGACCGTTGAACGCGTAAGCAACAGTAGAAGTGCCAGAAACAGCGGCAACCACAAACGTGCGGTCAATAACGCCAGATTCAGAATCAGCACGCATCAACAGCAAACCAGCGTCGCTAGGATTCCAAGCCGCTGTAATGGTCATGCTAGTAGGAGCAGATTGAACTGGGATTTTGTCAGATTGACGTGAGCCAGCAACAGAGAACGAAGCCACTGCGTCATCTTGACCAAAAGCTGGAACAGCTTCCACGTTCAATTGCAAACCGCCAGTGCCAGTACCGTTGGCAGAAGTGCCGACAATATCTTCGACTTCGCTAGTCCAAGTTTCCAGTTGCGTATTTGTCAATACGGTAGGCGTAGCGCCTGTTTGACACCACAGGGATGCGCTGAAGCCGGGTAAGACTTTATTTGGTGCAGTCATTTAAATTCTCCAAAGGGTTGAATGAATCTTGTCTTATCAGGTCGGCACATCAAGCGTGCAATCAAGGAAAATCTGCGCGAGTTTTTCCGTGTTGTCGTAACTGTTGTATAGCCAAGCCACATCTGCTTTAGAAACGTCGAATCCGTTGGTTGCGCCACCGAATAAGCCGCTAAAGCCATGTAGTGATTGTAATATCTGATTTGAAATTGTGAAACCATCTTCAATCTCTTTTGTAAAGATTGAAATTTGGAACACCGGCGTATCAATGCCTTTGTTGTTTTGATTCTGTCCAGTGTAGACGGGCTGATGCACGTTGCGCAACATCCAAGTCACAAACTTAGGCTGAGTAGCCGTGTTGCGGTTAAAAGCCGCGTAGACAGGCACAGGCGTAACAATCTGCGACAGTTGATACTGAATCGCTTTGCCATATTGAACCGGATTCATTTGTGCCATTTAAACCGCCGTTTCTGGGTCGTTACGGTAACACAAGAACATCACGCTCATACGGTCGTTGCTTTCGCGCACGTCAGTAATACGCCAATCTTTGCCGCGCCAAACAATTGAGTAAAGGTTTTGGTCGTCAACCATTGCGCGGGTGTTAGGCGTGTAGTTAAGCGTGAAATTTACCAAATCTTGATATAGACGGTACTTTTCCGAAATTCTCATGCTGTTTGCTACGTCGCTCACACGGGCGCGGGTTTCGAACCACGTTGTTACAGTGGTTGATTGTTCGCCGAAGTCGCTCTTGCCGAATGTCAGGCTTTTTACGGTAATGTTTTCAAACCGCGCAATAGCCATTTACATCACCAAAGGTTTGTATGGTCGGAGCAGTGTTTGCACACCGAATGGGATTGTCTTCAGGTTTCCACCATCCGTATCGCTACGGTTGTTGTAGAAATGCGTAAACAACAGCTTACCTGCCAGCTTGATAACTTCGTAATCAGCCAATGGGTTGGCGGCAGTGGTGTATTCCGCATAGACAGGGCTTGTCATTAGCGAATTAAGCTCAGTCGGCAAAGTTTGCAAAACAATCTTGTTGCCAGAATCGTCGTAAAAGTAAGTGGTCGGGTCAACCGTGTGCAACACCGGCGGGGTGTTGTCATCCCAGTATTTGACCGAGTTCACTGTTACACCGGAAAGCAATTCGTCAGCGTTTTGGCTAACTTCAGGCAAATCCAAAGTCAGCGGTGTACCCATCAAGCTTGCGGCGTTATACCAAACGCGATATTTGACGCCAAAAATTGACAGGCCAATATAGTCTTCAATTGCTTGACGGGTAGCCAATTCCAGCGACGTAATGTAGGTGTCTTGGCTTGTGTCGTCGTAAAGGTTAATCTGAGCGCGAAGCTCTGCCGCCGTCAGCCAAGCGGTCGTGTTATCACGCGTAAGTTGTTCAAACTTAGCGTAGTTGAATGGGTTGCGCTGTTGCGCATTCCCGCCCAAGTAACCTAGTTGGCCTTCGGAAGACATGATTAAGCCGTTTCAATCAAACGGACACCGGCAAACGGGTCACGAACAGTAGACACCAAACGCTTTTCAGCATACAGGGTTACGAATCCGGGTGCGGTCTGCTCCATTGCTTGAATGGTCATTTCTTCCACGTCAGCAATAGTCAGAAAACGATTCCAGTTTGCCAGATAGACAGGCTTGTTACCAACAGTGCCGACTTCATCCAAATACGGGTTGGCAATAACGGGCCAACCAAATACGTGCGTCAATGCACCGGCGTTATCAGCACCAGTTTCCACAAAAGCGTAACTAGCTTGGTTTGTGCCGCCGTGAACATAATCGCGCAACGCTTGAATAGCAGAAGGCGACATCATCCATGCCGTACCGGGCAAATTCCAATACTGGGGCGGCAACGCGTTAGCCAAAGCGGAAAGAGATTCATGCTCTAACTCACCAGTTGCGTAACCAACAGTGCCAATAGTGTGGATACCGTTAGTGATTGCTGTGCCACTTGTGCCAAAGGCTGAGGGGTCACCAGCCGCACCGTCGTAGTAATTTAAACCACGCAAGCCGTTTGTTGAACCGGTTGTAGTGGTTGTAGAACCAGCTTGGTCATCGTTTGAAACCATTGATTGCGCCTCAATAGCTGAAAATTCCAGCATCAAGTCTTCGACCAATGTTTCATTCAAATAGTTCACATCAGACATAACGGCTGTGCGAACTGGAAGTTGGGCGACTACCACGCGGGTAGGCAATTGCCAAATAGACGTGTCTACATCAGGCGAACCAGTGTTTGGCGTGAATGTATAAGTCCACGGGTTTGTAGAGCTTGCCGCGTTACCGGTCTTAGCGACAAATTGAACGGATGAACCGCTTGCTTTAATTTGACGCGAAACCATACGGAACGGGTTGGCATAGCGAAGTGCCGCAAACGCGTCATCAAAATAAGTACGACCACCGACACCGTTGCCCGAACCAGTGATTGCGGATGCTTCTTTTAGGTCGATGCTGACTTTTTTGCCAGTTTCAATTGTTTCTTTAATCGCGGCTAGGATTTTTTCGGTGTTTGTCATAGTTATTCCAATGAAAGTTAAAAAAGAGGGGAAAGGGTTTCCCGATTCCCCTCAATGGCAACTATCAGGTTGCAGTGCCGGTCGAACGATAACGCACGATAGCGTTAGGGTCACGCACGGAAGTTGCAAGACGCTTCTCACCGAAGAATGTAATAAAGCCTGGAGCTGTTTGGTCATACCGGCGCATAACCATGTTCAAACGGTCAATGATGGTATAGCCGCGTGTCCAATCGCCAAAGTACATTGGATACAGGCTAGTTGTGCCAGCCGAACCAGTTGTAGTTTGTGAAGGAGTGTCCAAGTACTTGTTCACTACCACGTCAAAGCCCAACAAGCGACCAACGATACCGTCGGTTTCCAGTGGAGACATACGCTCGAACACAGGTGTGCCGTTTGTATCTGTCAAGCCACGAATTTGAGCCAACAGAACTGGGCTAACCATGAACTTGGCATCAGCAGTCCAGTATTGTTGTGGCAGAGCGTAGATGAAGTTCACCACGTCTTTGTAAGTGATGTTTGCCGCGCCTACGGTGTTGGCGTTGGTGGTCAATTGGTCATAGGTAGCCAAGCTGTGCAAACCGCTTGTCGAACCAGTGCCAGAAGTGCCAAAGGCGGCGGTAGAAGTTGTACCACCTGCGTAAGTTGCGTTAGCACCAGCATACTGGTTCAAACCGCGCAAACCGTTAGAGCCACCGTATGGCAAGCTAGTAGCGCCTTGGTCGTTGTTTTGAATCATTGACAGGGCTTCGGCTTGCGAAAACTCCATCAACATATCGTCAACTACGTTAGCTTCCAAGCCGTCAATGTCATCCAAAGCGGCGGTGCGGATAGGGAATTGCACGTTCAAGTCTTGCAAAACCAATTGCCAGATTGAAGTGTTTTCAGTTGTAGCCGAACCGTTGTTTTGGATTGTGTAACCCCAAGCGGCGCCTGCATTGCCCGTTTTTACGCGGAACTGATAGCTAGAGCCGTCAGTTGCAACAGTGCGAGACATACCGCGCAATGGGTTTGCCAAACGCAAAGCGGCAAACACTGGGTCATAGCCAGTACGACCACCTTGGTTGTTACCACCAGCGGTAAGGGCTGAGGCTTCTTTCATGTACGCATCCATTTGGGATTCGTCAGCAAAGATTTTCAGTTCTTTTTCCAGTTGTTGACCGTTTTTATAGTAACCAGCCAATTGCTCACGCACATGACGGTTCACGTCTTGGCGCACAGTCTTAGCTTGCTCACGAATAACAGCGGCAGAAGGGATTGCGGCAACTTTGGCTTCCAAAGCGGCAACCATTTCGCTCATTTCAGCTTTGACAGCTTCGATAGCGGGGGTAATTTTTGCTTCAACAGCTTGCACTGCTTCCACTTGCTTGGCTTCAATAGCGTCAAGCTTTTCAATGATTTCTTTTGACATATTAACCTTTCAGTCGGGCGTTAAGAGTTTTCAACAATTCACGTCGCTCAAGAGCTTCAAGAATTGCCTTGTTGGTCGCTTCCGCATCGGACTCACTCTGTTGCGGTGCGTTTTCAATTGGTGGCTGGTTAGCATCACGCTGTTCCATCACCTTTTTGAAGACAGACGCGGCAGCGACCGCATCCTTTTTGGATAGATTTGCTTCACGCAAAGCCTTTTCCAAAACTTTTAAATCAGCCGAACCATCTGCGCGGAAGAATTCCAGCTTTTGCACTTGGGCGGCTTCGTTGTTTGGATACATTACCACTGACACCTCAGAAAGGCCACCTTTGGTAATTTGGAAAAAGCCTTCATCCCAGTAATCACCGCTACCTGCGGGGAAAACCGTTCCGTCTTCTTTAGTCCATTGATATTCTTCGGCGTAAGCGCCTACTGAAACACCGCCAAACATATTGGGGCTTTCAGTCATCACTTGATACAGGTCTTTACCGGCACTTGTGTTGGTATAAATGCGACCGGAAGCGGTCATGCCGTCTTCGTCAAACTCGAATGAAACCCACTCGCCAACAGGGATTGCGTCGGCATTGTGATTCACAAACATTGGCAGTGGGCGACCTGCGGCACTAAAATCCTCAGCCCATTGCATAAAGCCTTCGGGTTGGTAATTGAATTTACGACCGTCAGCGCCTTCACGCGGCCCCCAAGTTGTTACCTTGGCTTCAATCTTACCCGTTGCGCTGTCGCCCTTGGCTTCGACGCTTAACTTGGCTTCGCAGACCACTGTTACTTGCTTGGTCATGTATTACCTCATTGGTTTTGGTTCGGTCAATATCTTGTATTGTAACTGCGGGGCGACCTCTTTTTGGTCGGCGAACCGTCTTTGCGTCGTAATCTGTTAGGGATGCTACCACTATTTTAAAAATAGCGGACATTTTTTATTTCCCAATGTTCATTTTTCGGGTTTGATTGCCACCCCCGCCCCCAGTATCTTGTGGGCTTGAACCAGCGATAGGTTCGGCGGCTTTAGTTGATTTCAGCAATTCATCTGCTCCATCAACCATTGGCATACCCAAATATTGACGCGCTTCGTTAGGCGTCATAATGCCGCCCGACACTGCGGCAGTCGCATAGTTCATTTGGTCAAGCGGTGCGCCCTTGAGAAAGTCTGACGTATCAAACTCTACGCAAAGGTTGGGGAAACCGCCCAATAACTGAGATTTCAGCTTTTGTTGCACGTTTACCAGAACAGGGTACATGGTTGACTTGTAAAACTCGTCAAGCATTGTTTGGGTGTTGTTGAATTTACCCTCACCAACGCCAATCATCTGCGCTGGAACACCAAACAATCCGCAAATACGTTCCATTGTTTGCTTTTTAAGCGCGGCGGCGTCGGTGTCTTGCAACGTCAGCATATCAATGGGGGTATATTTCATGCCGTTATCCAACAACATACCTTCACCCGGCTTCGACTGGTCTGTTTTCTGGCTACCGGTCATTGAAGACCACGCCTCTTTCAGTCGTGCCGCGATTTCCTTATATTTCGAATCCGAAATCACCTGCTCAGTCATAAACAAGCCGCTTGGCTTCGCGCCATTCAGCATGATGTAATTGGCGTACAGGTCAATATCTTGGTCAAGCGCGACCAGCTCGGTTGCTAGAATACCCTTGTTAAAACCAGCCGAACCTTGCCATGCTTGGTCTTTGCAGTGCATTACCATGTGTGGGCCAAGTGGTTCATCCTTGTTGAAACCATACGACGGGGTAGAAAGGCGGTATGAAGGATAACGCGCTGGGTTGATTGTTACGGCAATCAGCGTCGAATCCAAGATATACATTTCCAAAGGCGTCTGCGTTGTTTGGTCTTTGTCTTTACGCCACCAAAGCGTAAACGCCTCACCGGAAAGCTCATGCCACATCATCCACTGATACCAAAACTCGTATTGGCTTTGGAAGTTATTGGGTAAACGCAACAAATTTAACACTTGTTTTGCTTTGGCCTTATCACGGGCGCTTACATTGGGGTTTTTCACCGCGTCAACATAAGTGCCATCATCCATTTCGCACATTACCTTAATTGGCAACTGAGAAATGGCACGGGCCTTAGCGCCAACGCAAGCCATGACGGTACTATTGCGCGAAAGCAGTGACATATCAACCACGCGACCGGCATTTGTCGCACTGGATGTAGTCACATACAGGATTTGGGCGTTTACATTGGGCCGATTGCCAGCGCCTTGATAAACTACGTTGTTACCAAGCGCGGTTTGCCCGAACAGGGTGTTTGATTCGTTAGCTTTCGTATCTTTACGCTGAAAAGCGTCGGGAATACCTTTGATTTCCATGATTTTTTCCTCAGAAAGTGCGGAATCCAAACCCACCTATTTCGGGGTTATCAAGCGAACAGTGCATCGCAATGATTAAGCTGATTATGCCATCAACCTTTGCAGATTTGTCAGCTTCGTTCTTACGAATCTTAATGTTTCCGTTCACATCCTCATAAACTTCACAGTTTCCAAGTTGCCAGCCCAAAAACGGGTTGCCGTCATGTTTAATGCAACGGTTCATTATCAGGCGTTCGACGTGTTTGCTTGGGGCGCTTAGAACTGACATACCTTGCCCGACTTTTTTAACGGGTAAACCGGCGTCATTAAGGCTTGCAACGATTGTCCCAGCGTTGTAGGCGTCGTAGCCAATCTCTTTAATTTCCATTGCCCCGCTTTGGCTAACAATGTAATCGTTGATTACGCGGTAGTCCATTACGTTGCCCTCAGTGACGTGCAAAATCCCAGAATCCCGTGCCATGCGGAAAATATCGCCGTAGTGTTTGGGGATTAAGTCGTATCCTTCTTCCGGCAGGAAAAACTTAAAACTCGCCTCATAATCGACCTCAGAATACCGTTTCAAGGTGCAAACTGAGTTCAAATCTCGCGTAGATGCCAAGTCAAACCCCATGAACACGGCTTCAGGCTCACGCGGTATAACGACGGCGGGGGCAATTGATTCATCCCAATATTTGCGGTCAACCCATGCGCTATTTGCGCTGACATAGATATTCAGGGTTTTGCAAAGGAACTCATTAAGCGCGGCGGGTTTGTGCTTTGCTTCTTCGGCGCGTTTGGCAATAGCGTCTTCAAATACGCTAATCCCGTGCATTGGGTTTACTTTGGCCCATGTTTTTGGGTCACGCCAATCGTCGTGCGAATCAATACTGTAAAGCAGTCCAAACCAGCTAGGGTTATCCGTAGCATTGCCGTGCAGAATATTCTCCACCATTGTCATATCTTCGTAGAACTTGGTGTCTTTCGTAAATGACGCGGTTGTAATATAGATGCGCAACGGGTTTTTACGGGCAACCATACCAGAGTGCAAAACCTCAATTGAGTTGCGGTCAACAATCTGCGCGGCTTCGTCAATAATTGCGCACGACGGGTTTTTACCGTCGCCGGTCTTTTTGGTGTCGCGGCTTAACGCTTTAAATACGGATTGACTGTCGCCCGATTTGCTCAGTTGATATTTGCTGACGTTAAACAAACCCGCCAAGTCCGACGGCATATTTTCAACAAACCCTCTTGCGGCATCAAACACAATCGACGCTTGCTCTCGGCTTGTTGCCAGCGTAAACACCTCAGCGCCAGCCTCACCGCATATCAGTTCGTAAAGCCCCAGCACCGCGATTAGGGTTGATTTGCCAGCTTTACGCGGGATGAACACAATAACGTCGGACACCATTCGGCGGTCATGGTCTTTTTTGTGACGGAAACCATACACCGCACAAATCAAAAACACTTGGAATGGTTCAAGGGTAATAAACTCACCCGCCAATGGCCCTTTGGTGTGTTTAAGCGATTCGGCAAAGCTTAAAACGTGGGCGGGATAATCAGGGTCAAAATACCATTGCCACTCTTTGTTTTCCAGTTGGTTTAGAAAACGCTGACAGGCCAAAGTAATATTTCGGCAAACATTGATTTCACCCTTGACCACTTGTTGCGCGTAGACGACCCCATCTTCCCACTTCATCCTTTTGGCCCTCTCAGGAACTTAGATACGGGGCTGTTTTCTTCGACCTTGCCGCTATTTAATCTGCCACGCGGTGTAAGCCCCAGCTCGTTCATAAGCTGAATGATTGTCTTGAGCGTGTTTTGCCTTACCGTCAAATAAGGGTTTGGGCCAATAGTCTTGCCAGCGTTAAACCTAGCAATGATGCCGGTTTTGGCTAGGCTTTTTTTACACTCAACATAAGTGTCGATTTGCTCCGCAAGAAATGCCAACGTGTGCTTGTCTTGGTCGTTGCCAATACCGTAGACGTTGTAAAGGAAATCTGACGTTTCCGTAATGAACTTATTTCTGTCCCACGCTTCAGGATTGTCCAGCCAATCGGCTTTTGGAATACGGGCCTTAATTGACGCAGGAAGTTCCGTGCCTTGGTTCAAGCCTTTTGAGCCTTTGACTAAATGCAACTCAGGCGGTAATTTATTCATTTTATTTTTGCTTTCGTGTTGTGTAACCAGTTAAGCTATGTTAACATAGCGCCATGACTGAAGCAACTTTAGTTTTTTCCTTGGGAATTCCCTTTTTTTTGGGATGTACCCCCCTCACCGAACTCAATTC